AGTATTTCAGCTGCCTTCTCAGAGACATACATCTATGAGAAGGCAGCTGAAATACTCACTGGTGAGCGTAAGATGGCTTTCGGTGCAGCCCTTGATTGGGGCAAAGAACAAGAGCCTAATGCCTTCCATACATTCAGCAAGGTTGACTTCAACGAATGGACATACTATGGTGGCGAGAACTATGTGTTCATTCCCTACCTTGATAACAGTGGTTACTCACCTGACGGCTTAAGTGCAGATGCTATCCTCGAAATCAAATGCCCATTTAATTCGGGTATACATTTAAAGAACTTCAATATCTATGATGCAGGTACGCTTAAGGACATCCATCCCGAATACTATTGGCAGATGCAACTCGGTATGTTGGCAACCAATTTAGAAAAGGGTTACTTTGTTAGTTACGACCCTCGTATGCCACAACAAAAACAGTTGCACGTTGCCGAGATTGAGAAGCACGATGTTGAGTTTGAGGTAACTGAAAAGTTATCTATTGGCTCACGACTTTTTGAAATTAATTTTGCAATAAAGAAAAAAAGTTTTATATTTGAAGTATGGAAACACCAGTAATATTTTTACCGATAGCGATTGTACTTGGTATTATCGTTGTAGCATTGTATCAAATTGCACTATACTATTTTAAAAAGTTGAGCCAATATATTAAAAATGCTAATTTAAAGTAATACCTTTGTAAGGTAAACAACAACCTTGTGGTAGGGGTTCAGTTTAAAGATATTTGCCTGGACGGGTAAGATGGTCTACCACACATCTTACTTGCTCTGGGCTTTTTTTGTTAATTGAAAAAAGAAGAAGTAAGCAAGTTCATAATATTCGAGTCATCGATATTGGACGATTTAAATCATCGACAAGCAATACTTATGGGCTTGTTAAATGGAATGGCTAAAAAGGAGGGATATGCCTATCTTAAAAATGCCACAATCTGTGAGTTATTGAAAGCATCAGAATCAACTGTTAAAAGTGATTTAAAAACGTTAGAGGAACTTAAGTATATAAAAAGGCAAGTTATAAGGAATGATAAAAAAGAAGTAGTTCAAAGACGTATATACCCTATGGTTAAATTTTACACGGAGGGTGGGGTTAAAACTTACACGGAGGGTGGGGGTGAATTTTATACCATAGATAAAGATAAGTATATAAATATAATAGATAAAGAATATAGGGATGCCTTTGCAAGGTGGATTCAATACAAAAAGGAAATAAAGGATATGTATAAATCAGAATTAAGTTTAAAGACGTTAGCAACCAAAATAATGAACAACGTATCAGCAAAGCAATTTGATGAGGTTGTTGATATATCAATTAGCAATGGATGGAAGGGATTGTTTTTTGATAAAGTAAAAAAAGATTTACCTTCGAACAAACCTAAAATTGCAACACTCGATGACTAACCAAGAATTAATAGGTATATTTTTAGTATACCCAGAAAGCCACGTTCACTTAACTAAACTTAATCCAATATGGTTGGACGGTAAGGATAAAGAAATTATTGAACGTATGCGAGAAATGTATATTACCAATGAGCCAATAAACCTACCTTCTGTAGGTATGCAGTTTAAAGAACACATTCAGTACATTGCTCAAAGTACGAATCTCGTCAGCTCAAACGTTCACACGGAAAAGATTATTTTAAACCTTGAGGTTCAATATAAAACTAAACAGTTAAGGAATGCACTTGCAAACTTCAATATGAACCAAGACTTACCAGACATCATAACCAACCTTAACAACCTAACTCAACAAGCACAACTATCCATCCATAAGTCAAGTGACTTTATGACAACGATAGCCGGTAAGGTTGTCGATGAGATTGAGGATAGTGTAAAGAGGGGTGAGGTGAGGATGGGTATGCCCACCGGTTGGAAGTACCTTGATAAGTACTTGGGTGGCTGGAACAAAGGCAACGTGGTTATACTTGCCGGTAGACCTGGTTCGGGTAAGACTGCTATGGCTATGAATTTAAGCATAGAGGCGAGTCAGTTTGGCAATGTATTGTTCTTTTCTTTGGAGATGAGCAAGGAGGAGTTAGCAAAAAGATTTTTGGCAACGATGGGTGAGATACACAACTACAAGATTCGCAACTCAAAGGTTACTGTTGATGACCTTGAACGAATGGCAAGAGTAGTTAATTCATTCAATGGTGACTTGTCGGTCGATGATGATGCCACAATGACCATTTATGACTTAATAGGAAAGGCACGTTTACACAAAGCCAAGCAAGGATTAAACTTGGTTGTCATAGACTATATGCAACTACTTAAGGGAACTAAACAAAACAGAGAACAAGAGATTGCAGAAATAAGCCGACAGTTAAAAATAATGGCAAAGGAGTTAGGCATTACAGTTATAGCATTAGCACAGTTGTCAAGAAAGAGTGAGGAGAGAGCAGACAAGAGACCTTTACTTTCAGACTTAAGGGAGTCGGGTGCGATAGAGCAAGATGCCGATGTAGTGATGTTTCCATTTAGACCAGCATACTATGAGGAGGATAAACCAGAGTTAGAGTTAGATGCAGAGTTAATCATTAGAAAAAACCGACACGGTGAATGTGCAACTATACCTTGCACGTTTGAAGGAAAGTACACAAGATATAAAGAAGCATTATGAACTACGAATACGAATACATTGTGTTGAAAGCACAACACACGAAACTTAAAAACAGAAGCAGTGCTAAAATATCTGCTCTTGAGAATGAGATTAAACGCTTAAGAAATCAGATAGCAAAACCATTCAAGCCAAAGATGAGCAATGCAACTATGCAAGAAGTGTTAGATGCAGTATGCCACTCAACCGGTATACTACCTGATGAGATTATCTCCAAGTGTAGAAAGATTGAATACGTCAGGGCAAGGCATCTTTTTTGCTATGTATGTGCAAGGCACTTGAGATTACCACTAACCAAGATAGGGTTGTTTATTGAACGTGACCACTCATCGGTAATCCACGCAAGACAGCAGTACCAAGATTTTTTAGATATGGGTTATCAGCCAGAAGTTTCATACTATAACAATGCCATCGAGTCACTACATATTAACCTTGTGTAAGGGAGTATTGCGAAGTGATATCATTTTGGACGATGAGAAACAAGTCATCTACTATGCAAAGAAGTATATTAAAGATGGATGGCAAGTGTACTCAATAGACTACAAACCAAAAGTTCACATCACCTATGAATTACCAAGTTAAATCAATAGACTATCAAGATTGCAAGGAGTGGTTTTTAAAAAAGCACTATGCTAAAAGGATTCCAAGTATTTCATTTTGCTTTGGTTTGTATTCAGATAAATTAGAGGGAGTATGTTCTTTTGGTAAACCAGCATCACCAAGTTTATGTGTTGGTGTATGTGGTGAAGATAATAGTGAAAAGGTATATGAACTAAATAGACTTGTAGTAAATGAAGGACTACCAAAAAACACTTTAAGTTATTTTGTAGGGCAATGCCTAAAATTATTACCAAGTAATTTAGTTATTGTTTCATATGCTGACACTGCACAAAATCATCACGGTTATATTTATCAAGCAACAAATTGGATATATAGTGGGATAACGGCTAAAATGTTTGATAAAAAAATAAAGGGAAGTGATAAACACGGAAGGCACAACAATGTCTATGAAAAAGATGAAGAATGGGAACTCGTTGAAAGAAGTCAGAAACACCGTTACATCTATTTCATTGGCTCAAAAACACAAAAGCAAAAATTAAGAAAAGCATTAAGATACGAGATACAACCATACCCAAAAGGTGATAACAAGAGATATGACGCCAGTTACCAACCAACAATACAAACTAAATTACTATGAACAACTTGTTAATAAGTAACAGAATAAAGCAAAGAGATTTGTTATATCAAAAAGGCGGATATCATAAAGGAACTATCCCAAGCCGAGTGGTTAAGAGATTTTACAGTTAAGATTGGAAAAGACTTGGCATCAGATTTATATCAAGAGTTATTTCTAATACTTTGTGAGAAGGATGACAAGTGGATTGAGGACAAATACACAAGTGGTTATTGGGAGGGCATAGTGATACGCATCTGCTTAAATCAATTCTATGGCAAACGTACTAACTTTGACAAGTTATACAAGCAACCAATCGGAATGTATGATACAGACGAGATACAGATAGAGAGCGAACAAGAAACGAATTACAAGGAGTACTTTTATAAATCACTTGAGGCAATACTTAAAAACACTGAATGGTACGAGGCGAGGATTTTTGAACTTTACTCTAATGGGGATACAGATAAAGGGATAAAACCTCGCAGTGCCAGGTCAATAAGTAGAATCACTGGTATCTCAAGGCAAGAGATATTGAGAGTAATCAAAGAAATTAAAAACAAAGCAAATGAACACTTTAATACAAATTATAGGCATCTCATCGTTAGCAATGATATTCGTCCGTGAATGGGGTTACAAGTTCATCAAACCTTTTTCGTGTGAACTATGTCTATCCTTTTGGATGTCGTTACTATGGTGGCACTCATTGGAAGGAGTGTTATACGCAGGGGCATCAGCAATATTCGCAACAATTTTAAATCGTTATATATGACAAAAGAAGAAATTATGTACATCCTTGAGGTTATAAAACCATACTTCGAGA